TATAAGAACTAATGTCTTATAATAACGAAATCAGGATAGAACATAGAATTATAAAGATATATTCAGAAGTCTTATATGCACTTATAAGGTCTAATCACGAAGTCTTATAGTATTTGGATTTCTTATGTCAGGGGGTACAGATTCTTATGTGTCCCCTCTTGACAAAAAAAGGTCTGCGTGTTATAATAAAACGTCCAAGATCACATAAGAACTGGGACATAAAAGGCATAAGTGAGCATAAAGAATACAAAGAATAATAAGTGTTAAGAATTATAAGAAATATCAGCAAAACAAAACATTAATTTAATAATAACTTAATCTAAATACAAACAACGGAAATATATTTTATTGCAATGGCGTACATCTACTCAATAACAAACTTAGTCAATAATAAGATTTACATCGGTCTTACTACTAAATCAAATCCTTATGATAGATGGAAGCAACATTTATACCTAGCAAAGAATAAGGATAATTTATCTGAATCAAATTCTGCTTATACAATGCCAATCATAAGAGCAATTAGTAAGTATGGTGCAGATAAGTTTAAGTTTAGAGTTGTAGAGGAATGTGATGATAATATTGTAAATAAAAGAGAAAAGTATTGGATTGAGAAATTTGATACTTGTAGCAATAAAGGATATAATGCTACATTAGGTGGTGAAGGTGTAAATAAACCTCGTAAGTATTGGAGTAACCATCCAAATAGTAAACCAATTAGTTGTTTTACATTAGAAGGTGAATGGGTAAAAGATTATGATACTGCTGGTGTTGCTGCTGATTGTTTAGGTAACAAAAAGGGGAAAACATCTATTAGTGCTTGTATAAAAGGAATTACATTTCAAGCACTTGGGTATAGATGGGCATATAAAGGTGAAACTCCTAAACTAATTGAAAAAAGAGTTAATCGTCGTGGTGAGATATATGGCATACATTTAAAAAGTGATCGTAAGAAAATGTGGAAATGTGCTGCTGATTTTGCAGAAGAAATTATTGGTAATCGTAGATCAAATAATGGTATTGTTCAGTCATTGAATAGTCCAAACAATAATAAACTACAAGTTTATGATTGGTATTTGTTTAGAAATAAAAATGATGCTTTGAGTGATTGGACTCCTGCAAAAAGAGCAAATTATAGTTCTGACTACTTTTCAAAGTTAGGTAAATTGAGTGCAAAAAAGAAGAGTGTTGCTGTAAAAGGAGTAAATGTAAATACTGGTGAAGTAGTTGAATTTAACAGTATTTGTGAAGCATCATACTTTATAAAGGGTGAAGGAGATAGAAGTGCTGTTCCTAACATTCATAAGAACATTAAAAGATTAGAGAATGGTCAGAGATGGTGTTATGCTTTTGGGTATCGTTGGTATAAAAATTATTCATAATCCATTTCATAATAGGCAGAAATCACAATATCATCATTTTGATGAACTAACTTAGACATTCGGGAATGAATGTTTGAGACATTATAGTTAGTGAATTGTGCTTCATCGAGAATGGAATACAGTTGCTTTCTTTCTCGTTGTGTTTTTGGTTTGCGTAGAGCACAGGAATTGTAATGTGCGTTGCGATGAGTGCGAGACATTCTATTTCTTCTCCGTAGTGAGAACAGTTACAATAGTTGAATCAGGAGTCAGATAATCAATTTGAACAACAGTTGGGGAGATTTGTTGTTTGCCGACAATCGTAGAAATCAGAAGAAGTTCAAGCATTTTTTTGAATCAGTCGAATGGACTCAGTAATCGAAGTAGTCAGATAAAGTGGTTGATACGATGCATTGGTGATCGCATAAACAACCTGTTTTGTTTCTACATCGTATGTATAAACAATCATTTGATTTTTGATTTCAGAAGAGAAAGAACACATTCACGATCAATACTATCACCTAGAAACTTTTCATTCTTAATTCTCAGAATTTGTAGATGAGTTGATGTTGCCTTTTTGATTTGTTTGAGTGTGTATCCATTTCCGTAAATCCCATCGGGACCATAGAAGGATAGCACATAATCGTAGAAGTCAGTCATTGAGACATAATCAGGAAAGAATGTGACGGTAAGAAAGAGAGTCAATCATCCAACCGCATTGTGCGGTGAGTTCTTCGACTAATTCATTGCCAATGTCCTCATCATCAGCATCATCGGGAACTTCAATCTCAACAATGTAACCTACATACTCCTCTTGAAGATGCTCTTGAAGATTTGGTTGTTGAAGTAGATCATCAGAATCGAGATCGAAAGAAATGTCGGTGACTTGAAGTTGGAGAATCATTTCAGAAACTTTCGGTTGCTTGTTGTTGCATCATCACATCTGTTTCCATCAGATTGAGATTGTCTTCATTCCAGGCATCAGCAATGAAATCACCTTCCTCATCATAAAGTTCACTCAACCAATAATCATAGAGTGAAGCATTGAGATCAGCAAGATTCGCAAATGCGTTGCTGATTGCGTCGTTGATTTGCATTTGAGTCATTGATGAAGAATTGAAGAATGAAAATGAACTAGACAAGAGCAAGAGCAGAAGAATCTTGACGAGGATTCTTGATTTGCTTACACCAGGCAGATTTGCGATTCTTCACTTGCGAAGGAAGTTTGCTGTAACCTTGAACTTCATTCACAAGAGCAATGAGATTGAGAAAGAATTGCTTTTCCATTCTCTGTGCGGTGGTCATTGCCTTTCCTCGATTGCTACGCAATCCTAGCACGGGACGGGGGGGTTCGGGGGGTGTAGTGTGCCAGTTTGACAAGTGGCACACCGGGGTCTGAGACTCACCCTGAGACTGGTAGCATCAGGGAATAAGCAAATGTATTCTCACAAAGATTTGACAGTTCATCATCAGTCAGTTGTGAGAGTTGAGACACAATCTCAGCAAAAGTGAGAGTGGGTTCTTTCAGTTCAGGATACTGAATTTGATTCATCATCTTTGGGAAGAAAATCGTTGAGTTTTTGAATCAGTGGTTCGGTGAGTTCATAACTCTTGAACCAGGATTGATCTTCAAGAACATACAATCCGTGAAGAATTGTATTGAGTTCTTGTTCTGTGAATTGAATTGTAATGTCCATTGTTTTACATTTGTGAGACTACCCACATCATAGCATAAACTCAACCGAACCGTTTGGCACAAATAGGACCAATTCCCATTTGCACCGAAAGAGGATCACTCAAAGTGCGACCGCAAATCGAACAGTTGCCAGTCTCGTGACCGTAAATCTTCGCAAGTTGCAGAAGATTATCATTGGCATCTTCCAGAAGATTCTTTACATCTTCGGAAACATTACCTTTGAGAACTCCACTGTGAGTGATTTTACCCACATAAACTTTGTTCTCATAGATGTAGACACAACCAACGTTTGGTCCTCGATTCACAGTGGAAAGAGTAATACCAGGAAGTCGAACTTGCAACTTACCGCAAGCACCACTGGCAGAATACATCTTTGTCACCAGATCATAGTATTCTCCACGACCAGACTCTTGATTCTGGTCAGTTTCTTTCACATTCTCGGTTGCGAGATAGTGCATCCAAGCAATTTGCTTATCAGTCAGTTTCTTACGAGAAACCAGACTCATTGCGAAAGAATTATTCGACAGAGATTCCAGAAGGTATTGCTTGGCATCATTCACATCAGAAAACAGAGAATCGAAAACGATCTCTTGACCCTTCTTTTCAACAATGAAAGTGTTGGTCATTGAAATAAAGAATAAAGAACTGGGTGGTCGGGGTGCTCCCTCCACCCTTTAATAATACCACACTTTGGGGTCTGTGCTCATTTTATGTGCCACTAGAACAAGTGGCACAAGGCATCTGCGACTCACTGCGAGATCGAGTATAGGTATTGCATCAAATCAGGAACCTTGGAATTATCATAAAATGGATCAATGTCAACTGGGATCTCAAGATAAGGATAAAACTCGGTAAGATAATTTACCATAAATTGTCCGTATCGTTGAGTTCCACAATGCTTCATAAAAGCATCGTTGACATCTTTAATGAAGAAATTGTAATCAAAAGTCATCGTAGTCACTGGTGTCAATTAAATTCCATTCAAGATCTAAACTGTCAATGAACTTTAGAAGTTCATTCTCATCTGAGGGTAGATTTTCATCTTCATCAAGACAAAATTGTGCAGAACATAATCCAGGTCCAAATTCTTTTGGATCAAAATAAGTTCCCTTGAATGTAACAATGCTGTCCTCTACAACAGCATTTACATTTACTACACCCTCCTCATCTACAAAGATTTCTTCAATTGAAAGAACAGACATACTAGAAAGAAAAGAAAAGTGTGGGGGAATTATACCCCACACAGTTGACGTTGAACAGAACCACTTGCCTGCCGATGAAGTGACACACCAGCACCGACATTTGCACCCACAGCAGCACCAGCACCACTCGCACCATTCATTCTCTTGGCACGACCAAACCGCATCGTAGACAGTTTCTTATCCACTGCCTCTGCATCATCGTGAGTGCGACCTTCCTCTTTCTTCATTTCAGCAAGTCGCATTGCAACTTTATCTGCAAATGCCTTGCGGAAATTAAGTTTGAAAGAACGGGAAACAGTAGCACCAGTCAGTTCGGCAAGAACTTTCTCTGCTTTATGAGCAGTTTCTGCCTCACGTTCCATCACTTGACACAGATAGTCAAAATAGAGTTTGACTTGGATTTGCTGACCCTCACTACCGATCACTTGAAGTGATTTATGATCTACCTTGTTGGAAAGGTATGCTTTTGCATCATAGAAGTTTGCAACAGCATTGAGCAGAATGGAAAGAGCAGCATTGGTTTTCTTGAAGATCATAAACGACTCATCAAGAACTTGAGTTTCAGTTGCTTCACTGATCGAAACTCCGTATTGCTTACAGAGTTTATCAATCATCGCAGCAGCAGCAGATGCTTCACCCTCAAAGTCAGTTCCATTCTGGAGTTTCAGAATGGATTTGATTTTGGCAATAACTTGTTGACGATCCATCGTGTCGGTTGCTTGTGTCTCTGTATTATAGGGCATCCGGTGCCCCGGTGCGAGGTGTAGTGGACAGTGCTACAAGTGGCACAGTCTCACATTGGTCTCATCAAAGTTGTGCTTCAATCAAATCAGCAATTTGTTTGAATGTTGAACCATTATCATTCAATTCAGCAATTGCGACATTGATCCAAAATTGATCTTCATCTCCATTTTCATCTTCATCTTCAACTTTAATGGTAGGAGAACTAGAGTAAAGTCCTGCCCATTGCCTCACCGATGATGGAAGAAGTTCACTTTCTCCGTCAAAATACCAATAATCTTGAGGCAGAGGATTTTCATCATACTCTCCCTTAAACACCCAACCTTTATTAAAGGGTTCTTGTGCGTAAAGATCGCAAAGAACACCTAGACAACAGAAACCATCATTACTCCGCAGTCTTCCGGTTGCTTGCTGATACTCACCAGAACGCAGAGCATCCACCCATTTTTGTTTGATTTCGGTATTCATTTGAATAATAAAATAGAATTGAAGTTGTAAGAGTTGTTTGTTTAGACTACAAACTCCTCAAGAAAATAATCTACTGTGATTTCCATTTCCTCACAGATTTTCTCTACACACTCACCAGTGAGTTGTTCGTACCAGTAGCAAAAGATGATTTGTTCTTCGGTCATAGTTAAATCAAGCAAAAACTCGGGAGATCAGCACACCTTCTCGATACACATTGACAGGAGCACCATTGAGTTCAGCACTCCAATCCCAGGCAGAATCATAAGCACGTTCTTCATCCATAAAGTATTCAGCATCATCCAGAATGAAACCTTCGGTTTGAGGAAGAATTGCGAACATTGGATTAAAGAAAATAGTTGGAAATAAAGAGGGAGAATGTATCTCCCTCAATTAGAATCAGAGGGCAGCAAGGTATGCTTCGATCTCATCATCATTTTCAGGGCAATCAGCAATGCCCAGATCCTCGCAAACTTGTTCCCGAGTGTATTGAACTTGAGTGGGAACAAGAGTTTCCAGAATCTCAAGGATTTGATTACCAGTAGCACCCTTGCGGAGCATACCAACCATCAGTTCGGGAGAAAAAGTAGCAGCAGTCATTTAGAATAAAGTTGAGTTTAATTTGTGGTAAGTGTTTGGACTCCTACAAGAGGCACTCCCAAACCAGAACCCCGGAGTGTGAAACAACCGGACTTCCCTCACCACCCCCTTAATGTAGCAGGTTTCGGGGGCAGTGGGGGGTTTGGTGGACAGTTTGGGAACTGGCACACTCATCTGGGACTCAATGGGATTGGTCCTAGGGTCGGGTGCCCCCTCCAGTCTCGGGTGGGACTCGATGAGACCCCTTGCGGCACCTGGGGGCAAAACCCAAAATACTTTCGATTCTGCCCCTCAGGTGCCCTAGGTCGTCCCCCGCAGTCTCATCACCTGTTTATGTGAAACTGTTGAGACTGCCCTCACATTTCAGGTTGGGCATCAGTTTCATCAGCAACTTCACTTACCAGAGCATCAAGAATGTCAAGAAGTTCATTGCCAGTGTTGGCACGATTCAGCATAGCAACCATCAGTTCTTGGGACATAATCAAAATGAATGAATAAAGAATAAGTGAGTGTCTTTATCAGTCAGATATTTCCAACCCCTAGGCGCATCTCATTCCTATTATCCATCAATCAAAGATGACGGAAGTAATAACCATTCTCCTCATAGAAATCAAATCGCAGAGCAGTTTCCCAAGTTGCCTCTGCATCAATCACAATCCAATTAGGAATGTTCGCATCACCCATTTCGACAAGGTAATCTACAAAGTCATCTTTGGAATCAAAGTATCCCTCATAAGTTTCTTCAAAGAGGTGAAGATCACTTACATCAAACAAAGACATAAATGCTGCCACTGCTTCTGGGTTATGATCTTCAATCAGACTATAATAAGTGGGAAAATACTCTACATTTTCAACTCCTTGATCTTCGATGAAATCATAAAGATCAGATTTACCAGACCCAGCATCATTTACTGCGTCGATGATGCTCTCGATTACTTCGGAGTATTCTTCACCAAAATAATCAACAAAGTCAAGAACTTCTTCAAGTTCATAACCATTCTCCACCATTTCATCCACAATCATCACAGTGGAAGGTGCCAGAGTTTCTTTGTAGTTGTCGGTGAAAGTGATAGACATAATTGATTTAAAAATGAGTGGAATTAAAGATCAAACGTCGTAGCAAATAGAACTCTTTTTGAGTTCAGTGTACCAAACCTTATCGGACTCTGAAAGAATAGAAGTTAGAGACAGAATAAAGTTTGCAGTTTCTGCCGTACTTGCGTTCAGTTCCATGTGATGATCGTGTCGTTCAATAATCTTACTGTTCATGTAATCAGTGAAGTTGAACATAATGTGAATCCCTCAACGACAAATGTAGTATAGCAGATGGTAGGGGGCACAGCAAGGGGTACTGTGCCACTTCATCAAGTGTCCTGGAAAGTTTCCTTAAACTTCAAGAAAGCATTAGCATCCTCTTCAAACTGAAACAGAGCAATGCCTCCACCCATTTCTTCATCTATAACCTGATACCATTGTATCAGAACTTCATTGTCAAGATGATAAACAGGATCAACAGAAAAACGAGGTTCAGTCATCAGGTGTCTACCGAGGTGAAAGTTTCAAAGAACAAATCCCACGCATAGTTATCATCAACAAAAGAATGAATCCCTACCTGATCACATACCCATTCGTATGCCATGTCACAATCAGCATCAGTATTCAGCACAAAATCTTGAAGACCTTCGATTGCACTCAGAAAGGCATTATTCTCAACCAAAGAAAGTCGAACCTTACCAGTTGAAAGGTCACGGATGATGGTCATTGGATTTCTCAAGAACAAATGTAGTATAGCAGGGTCTGGGGGGCATTGGAACCCCCCTTGTGCCAGTCTCTCAACTGGACATCTTTACAAACTGTTCCAGAATACCATAGACATCATCAGAACCAATAAATGTACCATCTTTCTTATAATAAGAAGTGCTACATTCAACACCAGAACGAGAATCAATCGTAGCAGAATTGATCTCCATGATGTTAGAAGTCATCACAGGAAGAAACTGATCAATCAACCAATCCCACACTTCACTGTTGCTATTGAGATCTTCACTGTCACATTCAATCAAAAGTTTGCCACCACTGATGCGAACATAATCAGCAAAGTCTACATCAAGGTTATCATTAGAATCAAGACCATAAAACTCAAAGATAGAGTTTTCTTCCTCCACACATCGAACCGAAAGACCATCCAGATAGGATTGCAGGTTGAAATCATCAACAACTTGGCACTTGGCAGTAGCAACAAAATGAGTGTAGGACATTGTGGTGTCTCAGGAACAAATGTAGTATAGCACCTTGGAGGGGGCACCGCAAGGGGTGCTGTGCCAGTTGTCAGACCGGCACATCCTCCAATAGTGCTTTATGACAACGATCTGCTTCTTCAAGCATATCTTCATCAATTCGATCCCACTCTACCCAATCATAAGCAGAATAGGTTGTCTCGTATGATCCATCAGAAAGAAGTGGAGCATACATTAACACTCTGTCATTATCAGGATCCAGAGTATAGGTACAGTTGTTTTTTTGAGAAATAACAAAAACCATAATCAATCCTCATCCAACCAGTTGCTAACACCAAAGTCCGCAGGATTTGCTCCCACATCTTCTAGCATAGCAGCAACTTCATCCTCTTCATAAAATCGACCGATTTCTTCAATCAGTTCTTCATCCATTGAACAGTTCTTACGAAGATTCATTTCAAGTTGTTCAAAGGCAAATGTAGCAAGAGTATTAAAATCCATACCTTGAATAATAATCTCACAATAATTTGCGAGCAGTTGATCGTATTGGTCTTGAGTGAGAGACATAATCAAAAGATGATGATTTTGATGAAAGAAATAAAATTAAAAGTCGTTAGAAGGATCTACCGAACCAAATGAATAATCATCATAGAACAGTTCCTCTTCCATAATGTCTGCCATACAATCACTTGCCAACCAAGGAAACATAGCATCCTCTTGTGCCAGTTGTTCGTAGTCCATAGGATACATTTCTTCGATTTGATTGTTTTGAATGTAAGGATTCATAGATCAAAAATTGCGACTGAACACATAGTTATTGTTGATTACATAATCCCAAGCAAGATCCTTGGCAAAGGCATCGTAATCAATGTAGGATTCAAGTTCTTCGGGAACAAGATGCCCGTAAATCTCATTGAAGAAGTTTTCAGCAAAGGATTCAAAATCACTCCACTCACCATTGTAAGCATCATCAAATTGATTCAGATTATCAAATCCAAACTCTGCGACAAAGGCATCTACCGCATCATAACTGACACTTTCACCAATCCGCACAAAATCCTCATAGTATTTCACAAAGGTATCTTCACCGTGCTCGTTGATGAAAACATAAATGTCTTCCTCATAATAAGAATCTTCGACAAGACCAGCAATGTATTCTTGAGTGGATTCTTTGAGTTGAACTTGAGTTGCGGTCATTTGCGGTTCCTTTGCTTGTGTCCTTGTATTATAGGGCATCTGGTGCCCCAGTGGGGGTTTAGTGTGCCAGTTCTTAGACTGGCACACTCACTGCTTGGCAGTCCAGTTCATAATCTCCAGCATAGTTTCTGGAGTGATCCACCCCAGAACCTGATCCCCTTCGGGACACCCTGGAAAATCAGTAGAAAATTGATCATCAGGAGTGAACACTGCAACCTCAGCATCTTCACTGTGCCAGGATCCCCAAACAGGAACAGTTGCACGATAGTCAACATCCTCAAACCGATTTTGGCAGTAGTTTCCCCCGCCGAACATTACGCTGATCCTCCACCCGTTGGCGAAGGTGATTTGAAATCCCTTTTGAGCAAATGTAGAGAACAACGTAGGATTGAGGAGGTTAGTCACTGTCAGGTTCCTTTGCTTGTGTCCTTGTATTATAGGGCATCTGGTGCCCCAGTGGGGGGTGTAGTGTGCCACTAGAACAAGTGGCACATCAGGTAAGAAACTACCAAACTCCCCGTTTGATGTGATAGTTGCGAATTTCCTTGAAAAGGAATTCTTTCAGTTTAACATCATCAGTTTTTTCGTATGCCTCATACAGACGATTTACATAATCCTCTTGTTTGGCACACTTGACTACTTTTGCTGTAGTTACACCCAGATCATTGAGAGTTGATCCAGCACGGACCTTATTCTTACCAAAATTGCCAGAAATGCGACCAGTGGTACGCAGAGAAGGTTTGATTTTAGAAAGATTGGAGGTAGTCATTAGTTACAAGTAAGAACAAGATTCGCAACACGATTTTCAGGAATTTGTTCCTGAAGTTTATTGTAGACTTCCTGAAACTGTTGAATCAGGTGAAGATAATAAAGAGACAGTTGTGCATCTTCTTGAACAAAATAGGCATTATCTTCTTTTGCTTCAAGAGCAGAGATAATGTCTAGTATTTCACCGGAGGTCAAAGAAATAGAAGTCATTTTTGTCCGTAAAATTCAGTGAATACATCAGGAGAATCAAGTGCTTTCTCCATCTCTTTGAGAATTGAGATTTCTCGTGCCCAGAACTTCATATCTTTCTGTGCTTTGAGATACTTATTGCGAGCATCATAGAGTGCTCGTTGTATTTCTACACGGTTCATTTGATGTCGAAGATGTCGAACAGTTCTCGTTGAGTCTTGGTGAAAAGAGTATCAGGTTCTGGGTAGTTGTGAACTTCCTCTTGAAGTTGCTTGTAAGTATAAAGCATATCTTGCAGGGCAAGAAGTTGCTTTTCAGTCAGGACTTCTTCGATTGTAAGAACTGTATTCAGCATAGTTTCGCAGGTCATCGGGTGCTCCCTCCACCCTTTAATAATACCACACTTTCGGGTCTGTGCTCTTTTAGTGTGCCACTAGAACAAGTGGCACACGGTATAAGAGACTTAACGTGAGATCCATTACATCTAGTCTTCATACTTATCTTTTTTAGATAAATTATCTTTTTTCCAAAGAGGTTGAAGATTAGTGTAATGATTTGCTTTATATTGTTCTTCTAATGAGGATAAATCAAATTTTGATAATGGTTTAATATGATCAATGTGCCATTCACCATAATTTTCCCAAGTCATTCCGTCTACAAATTTATTTTCAATGTGTTGTAGTAATTCTTCTCTTGAACATCCAAAATTTCTTTCAATGAACTTGGAACCGGATTGATTTTTTATACATCTTTTTAATCTAGATCTTAAATTATCAATCAGTCTTCCTTTGGCAGAACTTCTGTATTTTCTTCTATACTCGTTTCTTTTTTCTGGATTATTTTGATAAAATAATCTACTTCTCTCATTATGTATTTTTAAATTTTCTGGATTAGACAACCACTTTCTTTTCGTTTCTCTATTAGATTGTCTTCTTTTTTCTGGGTCTTTATATGGCATAAGGGTATGAATGTCTCTTATTATTTAGAGCATTCATACCCTTATTTTAAGTATTAAGAAACTACGACCTGTCCCTTTACAAAGATAGTGTCCACAACATTTTGTAGTTGACGGGCAATCTTATCACCATAGTTATTCTGGACGGGAACAGTGATCGTTCCAAATGGTTTACGATATAGTTCAAATTGCCCAGGTTTGATGGATCCATTTTGAATTGCTTTTCGATCATCCTTACTCATACGGATCACACGACCAATAGTTTGACACATCTCAATAACAGGTAGATTGCGAAGCATAATACAATGAGTAAGTCCGTGAACGTTGATGCCCTCACTCAGAATAGAGTAATGAAACACAATCATCTTTTGAGTGGGATCATTACCACACTCTGCCATTTTGTCGAAGAATACTTCACGAGACACTTTCTTCTTGTTGATGTAACCACCGTGCTTGCTGGTGATATGAAATACAGTAAATCCCATATCATTAAGTTGTTGAAGCAGATCACTTTCTGCAAACATACCCCAAATTACTTTGGTGCTAGGAGAAGCAACAAGAACTTTGGGAGTGATACTATCATCAATCTCTTTGAGAATACCGATGACATTTTCCGCATCCACAAATGCGGCATTTTCTTTTGTGCGGGTGATTTCAGACTTATAAGTATGAACCCGAGGAGGAATGATTGAACCAGCATCCAGCAGTTCCGTAGCAGGTACAGAAATAAGATTCTGACCATACACACGGGTATTATTCATAGATTCTTCACTGTTCTTATACTTGGGAGTTGCAGTGAAGAAATAAGCATTGTCTGCGAACTCAGAGGTGTGGGCAACACCTACAAAGTTGCTGGGTTTAGTGCAATGATGTGCCTCATCAAAATAGACAACATCAATGTCAATTCCAGAGTCATTTACACGACCAATGGAATTGTAGGTAGTAAAAATAAACCGATGATTTCCTGCTTCTTTTGCTGCTGCGTGATAGTTTGCGATGATGTGAGGACGGGTGGAGGATTGATGATGAGTTTCTCCACTGTGGCAATGAATATAAGTAATATCCATACCTTTCAGGTAGTCTTCAAACTCTGCAGAGAGTTGATTGGCAAGAAGAATACGAGGAGCAACGACAACAAATGTCATCGTATGCTGAGCATCAAGAATACGATGACGGGCATCCTCCATCATCACAGCAGTCTTACCACCACCAGTAGGAATGTAGACAGTACCTTTGGAGTGATTTTGAACAGCAGTCAGGGCACGTTGTTGATAAGGAAGGAGAGTGAACATAATCAATTCAAGTGTAAAGTAATTATAGCACGGACCCTGCCGGACCCGTGCTTTAAGTGGACAGTCCTACGACTGGCACATCAGGATAAGAAATTAAGAATAAGTTAAGATTTAGAAGATAATACTCCCAAGAGTAGGAACACCATAAGAATCACCAACAGAACAAAACGTAAGAGAACCCTCTACTTTTTCATTGAGGTCTTCATTGACAACTTCTTGTTGTGGTTCTTCGACTTCTTTCTCTTGCGTATCAAAGATAATCAGTGTTTCGGCAGCAACTTTTGCTGCTTTAAGCGATTTGGAAAAGTGTTGAGGAGTATCAAATACATCCATAACAACCCATTTGGTTGCATTAGATTTACGAATGAAACCTACGGTTTCACCATTCTTCTGGATTTCGTAGTTGCCAGCAGACAGACGGGGGAAAGAGAAAGTCATTTGTTCAGGAGTTTGGTAAAGTTAGAAACAACGATGTCACAAGCAATTCTTTGGACTTCATCCATTTGCCCCTCATCATCAAATTGAGTTGCAAGAAGACAAATCAAATCCTCTTGAATTTGCTCACGGACAGAAAGAATGTCGATTTCACTCATAATCAGCAATACTCGGGAAGAATACAGAAGGAAGCACAGAAACTACGAACCCAGTTCAGGGTATCAAAGTACCCCCTAGGATTACTCATTACCATACTCACATTCTTACGAGGATTGTAAGCAACAGCAACGTAACAGTAGCAATCAGGAGATTCTTCGATCTCTTGAATCCACATTTGATTTACATTACCATCCTGCCAATCCCAACGAGACGTGGTGTAATGAAAAACATCAAGAATCATTTGGTTCTTAAATGAAGTTAAAGTGATGAGGTTAGATAACAGCATACTTACCAAGATGTCCTTCGGACGTTACCGGGGTGGGTGAAACCCCCCTCACCACCTTCTTAATCTACCACACTTTGGGGTCTGTGCTCTTTTATTGTGCCACTAGAACAAGTGGCACACGGTATAAGGTTATTATCAGTTACGATACAGATAAGAACCAGACCAATCGGCATTTTCCATCAACCACTCACGGTCTTTAATTAGTCGCAGGTCATAACGAACACCCTTTGCTGGTGCTTTCCAACTCGCAGACTTATAAACCTCACCAGTCTTTTTATCAATGAAGCAATGAACCGAACGGGAACCATTCGCATTCATAATGACTTTGTGATACTTGCGACCCGTTTCAGGGTAGAACTCATAATCACAAATACCCTGCTTCAGTTTCTCAATCTTTTTATAACGATAGTCATTTGTACAAGGATTAAAGTCACAAGTGTTAATTTCATCAGTAAACGCCCGAATACAGTAATCAATGTAGTTCTGCCGCAGTGCCTCACAGAGAGCATAGGTGTGCCCCAGCACGGCAAGTTCAACATCCTCCCGTTCCTCGGCAGCAGCAGAGTATTCAGCAAAAGTAGTAGTCATTTTTGAAGATACTTGTTTTTGAGATGAGAAAGTGCTTGTTTTCTTGATTTAATTTTATTTTTTGAGACACCTCTGGGATTTTTCTTTTTTCCAGAGTTATGAATCCAATTTGGAGTCATTGGACTTCCTCTTTGCTTGTGTCCTTGTATTATAGGGCATCTGGTGCCCCAGTGGGAGTGTAGTGTGCCACTAGAAGAAGTGGCACACGGTATAACAAACTAACGATACGTTAGTTGATATTCAGTTTCTTTGTCCTTGAAAGATCGTTCAACATCATAAAGAAGTTGAACGTAGTCCTCATAATCCACACCAAGATAATTCTCGGCAAATTCCTTGTAGTCCTCTTGAAGAATTAGATCGTCAACAAACATTGAAACCTCCCAGAACTTGTATGTATCTATTATAGAACACTTGGGGTTCTATGTGAAGTGTGGATGTGCCAGTTGTTTAATTGGATTTAACTGGTTTTAGAATAATGTTATCAATGATACATTGTCCAATCTCAGCAATCAAAATCATATCATCCGTTCCTAGTTTATCACGGATAGCATCGGAAGTCATTTCCATCGTAAAATCCATCCAACGTTCATCAGCATAAATGTATTCAATTACTTCCGGAGTTAAAGCAATTGCCAGATTTTGAATGGTTTTGTTAGAGAGTGCCATAATAGTTCAGGGAGTAGGGTCAAAGAAAACAATTTCTTCCAGTGCTGGAAGAATCTCATACTGAATAGTATCGAGATCCTGTGTATGAATAGTCATATCCATCATATGAAGACTATTCTCACGTTCTACAAGATCTTTAAGAATCTTGTAAGCACGTTCAATCTCACCGTATCCGTAGATTATTTGTGTCATTGTCAAACAAACAAAGGAGCAGAAGGAATTTGAACTACTTCATACAGTTCAGGTTCAAACTGATGTCGGTCCCAGCAGATCCATTCACCATCACGGAACAGATAAGCATACTCCTCACCATCTTTTAGATACTCAATCACGTTCTCATCAAGACGAGGAGGGCAATCTTCACCACGTTGGGAATAGTATTCAGGACCATACTCTTCATTGAGTTTAGTATCCCAACGTGATTGAGTCCAGCAAGAACTCATATCTCCACCATCAATGAGTTCTTCTACTTTCTCTTTGGTATTGTAATGGGTTTTAAGAACACGACCCAACCAGTCAGGATAACCGTCCCAATGATGATAAACAGAAAGAACAGACCCGTTGGAAAGTTCCAAACCTATCCTACTTCTTGTGGACATTTGAGGTGTTTTGTTGAATGTCTCTGTATTATAGGGCATCCGGTGCCCCAGTGGGGGTGTAGTGTGCCACTAGAAGAAGTGGCACAGAGGTATTATTATCCCAGTTCTCTCATAATTTCTTTCTTTAGTTTTTCTTTTTCCCTTTCTTCCTCTCGTTTGATATGTGGAGCTTGCATAAACTCTTGTTGTCTTTTCCTTTGAAGTTCCGTTCTTTCTTGTTGTCTTTGATTTTGTGCCATAGCAATTGTTCGTCTTCTAGACTCAATATCTTCAAAGAAAGACTTATAGGATTTCATTTTACTCTACTTTTACTTCTTTTATTTATTTTTAAATTACAGTAGGATGTAGAGATTCAACATCATAATTTGTAATAAGAAGTTCTTTCTTCACATTATCTTTTGTTCCTTTATCCCCACGATGAACCATTGAATAACGAAGTTCCCACTCTCTTTGATAATAGTTCTTATATCTTTCTACAATCCAGTCATTGATATTATATGTAATCATAAACCGATGAGGACACTTATCTACATCATCTGCGAATCTTTCGTGAGAGAATGATGAATGTAGTTGTCGATTAGTTCCATACAAAAAGTCTTTAATATCATAAGGAGGATCTAAAAATACAAATACATTATCACCTGGAGGAGACATTACCTCCGAATAATCTATATTTGTAATATTCCAATTACTAATAATTTTAGAGTATTTTGGTAGTTTCTCAATACCAACCAAAGAAAAATTAGATCTTGATGCTTGAACGGAAAATGTTGAGTTCTCTGTAAGTCCTGAATAAGAACACTTATTCATTACAAAGAAAGCAACTGCTTGATCGAATGGTTCTAGATCTGAAATAGTAGAAGCATATGTATTGAATAACTCTTTATGTGCTTCATCATTGCCGTTTATATCACTTTTAATTGAATATAATCTTTCCGAAAGATCTTGCCCTCTATCACGAAGTTGAACCCAGAAGTTATAAAGATAAAAATACTTATCGTTAATCCATACTGGAACCTTAGGATAATTCTGGGAGAATAGAAGTGCTACACTTCCTCCCCCAATGAATGGTTCTCGATATTCTTTTATGTCAGTAGGAAACCAAGGGGCAAGAGTTTTTAATGCTTTACTCTTGCCTCCGGGGTATCTCAAGGCCGTCTTCAAAGGAAATTGTTTCACTTAAAACTCTCCACTAATTCCATATGTTCATTTAATTTTTCACACAACATAAAGTATTTTTCTTTTCTTCTTTTACCAAGATAAGGAAGCATTAATTTAGTCCAAAAATGTGCCGGTTCTCCACCTATACTCAAATAATATGATGGTTTTTGTCCTGCTGCTTTATGAACTGGGCCACCTTCAGTATATGTAATTTTTCTACCATCCATTATACTAGCAACCCTTAACATTATATCTTCATCAGTCATTTGAAGATTCATTCTTAAATGAGATTTTTCTACATAAACTTTTCCATTTCTGTTTGGTTTTCTTCTTTCTGGTTTATAAGACCAAGAACCTTCACCTTCCCATATTCCACATAACCAAGCAAGTTCTGCTTCTGTAGGTGGGATGTGTTTATACTTTGTTCCTCTTATTTTCATATAATTAAATAATTACCCCCCTCTATTTATGAGGGGAAACTGTTTCATCGGCGATTTTTAATCCAGGTAATAATGGTTTGATAAATCAATTCAGATAGTTTAACATCGGAACAAGGAAAAGTAAAGTTGTCCACATCCAGATCAAGAATAGTTAGTTCATTATAAGGGATTTGAGACATTACACCATCACCTTTGCTCGCATAATACTTTTGAGCAGTGTCTTTGGATGCCAGAGCAACTTTATAGCAATTACGATCAATAATCATTACATAATGAAACTTATTTTCTGTTTTGAACCTATTAAATGCTTCTTCACTTACATCACCTCGATAATTCTTCATCTTAACTTCTTTACAAGTTCCATCCTTCTTGAAGAATCCTTTAAGAAACTTACACTCAATAAGAACTTCTTCTCCATCTACCATCAGTAGAAAATCTACACCATCTTGATCAATATGAATCAATTCTGAAAAACATACAACAGACAGTTCCAGAACTTTGGCACGAATGAAATTGTCTGCATTACTTTTGAATCCATCATCAGAGTAAGCATCATTCACAGCACCAAAAATCATATTCCAATCAAATTCATTTTCGCAGATGGTTTTCAGTTCTTGAATGGTGATGGTCATTGTTTTAGTTGAGATAATGTTTAAAAAATAAAGTTAATCAGACAGAAATCAGAGTGCCGTCTTTACGAGCAAGAGAAATGAATCGACCGAGACTATCATCATTTTGAATCACGACATTCACACTCTCCTCAAAGTCTTCTACATCATCACACTCAAAGAAATAAAAACTATCAGGATTGTTGGTGAAAGCAACACCAACTTCACTGTTTTCAGTATCCAGAAAAATCTTGGCAACAGCACTTGATTCTGAAAACTCAAGAACCTTGGTCATTTCCCTTTGGTTGATTACTTCGTAATCATAGCACAAAAAAAGACCCCTCGGGGGGTCTGGTGGACGGTTTGGGAAGTGTCACAAGCACTACTTATTTGCTTGTGATTGCCTTCTTTCACGACTCTTCTTTCTAACTGCCGCAGAGATTAAATCTCTCACAGTTACTGCTGATTCTTTACTCCCAGGTCCAGAAACAATATCCTTTGTCTTACCTTCAAATTCGTGTGCTCCTCCTGCTCTATGAGGAACTCCTGGTTTTCCTTCTGGTGTTTTCTTTCCTTTTGCTGCCATCAAATTCCTTGGTTGATGACCGTGATAGATCCCAAGTTTCTTATCACGTTCAACTCTCTTTTTCCATTCAGCATCACTCATTGATGCTTTTAGTTTAGCAGATTGATGTGTTGGAGTAATATGATGTGCCTCATATCCTTTTCTTTTAATCGCAGTCTCTTTACGTTTTGCTTTATCTCTTTCTTCTTGTGATGTTAGAGACTTAATTCTTTCAGATCTTGCTTGTCTTTCCTTTGCTCCACCTGATTTTGGTTTAAGTCTCCATCTTGGATTTTCTGTGCTTCCGGCATTATTCCAATAATATCCTTCTGGTGTTCCACCGTGATGCTTTTCACCTTCTTCTCTACTTGAAAATGTTTTTGATTTTTCAATTAAATAAGATTCTTTTGTAATTCTATTTGCCGTAGTTCCTGTTCTTTTATTTGTTACTGCATTATGAGTCTTAACATACATTCTAGATCTAGAATCACTTGTAGGTTTAGAAGTCATAATGTCTCCTGGTTTTGCTCCTGCTTTTTTAAGATTAGCAGAAACACCTTTCGTCACTTCTTGTCTAAAACTTCTACCTTTTGTCATAGTGCTAGATTTATCATCATCATAAGTTCTTTTCTTATTTACTGCAACATCGTGAACTGGTTTTGGTGTTCTATCACCACCAAGTTGCTTTCTAATTTGTTTTGCTTTTAATGCTCTGCCTTTTGTTGGTTTATTTCCTTTTGGTCCTAGATTTCCAATCTTTGCTGCTGCATAATCAGATTGATTTGCAAAGGTTGACGTTTCTGTATCGTGATGAGTTGAAGCAGAAGTTTCCGTATATTTAATTTTACGTCCACCTTTACCAGTTACTGGTCTTGAAGACCTACTAAATCCAGCTTTTGAAAGTGCTGCTCTATTTGAACTGTCCTGCTTTTGTTTATTTCTATCAGACCTATTTGCTGATGGTCCACGAGATGCTAATCTTCTTTTCCCACTCTCACCAGAAGAACTTTCTTGAAGTTCATCACAATACTCTGCAAACTCTTTGAATGTTTTCATCTACTTATAGATTTTACTCTATTTATTTTGTTTTCTTTTTCTTTGCTTTTGTCTTACTTCTTTAACTTTTGAAGAAAGTTCTCTCCAAGTTAAATTACCTCTTCTACGAGTATGGATTGTTCCATGATGAGATATTCCAGGACCTTTTTCACCCATTCTCTTTGCAAACGCCAAATTTCGTGGATGATTGCCGTGATATATTCCTTTCTTTTCATCATCTTTCAATCTTTGTTGCCATTCTGAATCACTCATTGATGCTTTTATTTTTGCAGATTTAGCAACTGGGGTCATATGATGCAAGTCCATTCCTTGCTTAGATGCCTTTTCCAGTTTTCTAGAAAATCCTTGATGATTTTGATGTTCTGGTGGGGTTACATCATGCAATCTTTGTTTTCTTTTTGTTCTTCTTGAAGTTTCGTTTTGATAATCAACTACTCTTCCTCCTGGTTTAGACCTAGATCCATAGTTTCTAATTTCTCTAGTTCTTCCATCAGCACCTTTAAAAAATCTCAATCCTCTAGAAATTGCATCATTTTTTGAATCCCCTAAACCATGCTTTAACCCTCTAAGTCCCGTGTCCCTTCTTGCTGCTTCCATAATAAAATTTTCAAAAGTTTTTTTCTTACGATTCCTTGCTGGGTGGGATACTCTTCCACTATCTAAATTTCGATTTGCTTCCTTTCTTTTTCTCATCATATTTGACATAAGTTGAATTGAAGGTCCTTCATCATATCCTGAACGAACTAAATCTTTTGGAGATTGTGCGGCAGAAGCAGCAAATGCTAACCCTAAAAGTGCGTTTGCTGCTGCGTCTCGTTTTCTACCTTCTTGTAGCATTTTATTATAATTATTTCTTATTATTTATTTCTTTTTATAAGAGTCCAGACTATAAAAGTATTCAAGTCTTGCCTTTTCTTCTTGTAATTTCAATTCTTCGGTATAACGAATAAAATGTTCTTGAAGTTCAATATCTTCATCACTAAATGGGATATCATTCTCACGTTTGTATCTTATGTTTTGAGCAAACTGTGTGATATAGTTTACTGGTAGTTCTAAAAAGTCTTCGTAGGACATTTTTTGTATGTATTCCCTACTACTAATTTATATTAGTTATACTTTATATTGATACAGAAATCCATCATCAGTAGAATAAATGACCTTTTTGACACTATTCATTTCAAGTGCCATTTGACAAATAGGACACGGTTTACTCATACGAAGATCACAATAACCTTGTCCTCCAACTCTAGCAACAACAATCGTGTCTGCTTTCTCCTTTGCTTTAATCAAAGCATTTACTTCTGCGTGAAGATAAATCTTCTCTTTAAGACCTACACGTTCCGCAAGTGTTGCTTGAAGAGGATGAGTTTTTCTTTCAAGATTTGTAGCAGTCGATATAATCTTATTCTTTTTGAGAAGCACAGCACCAATCTTCTTTTTAGAGGGAGAAGATTTAGCAGTGTTAATTGCGAGTTGAAGAATCGAGTCAGAAATCATTTCAATTCCGGTTTGACAGTTTGAATCGTCATATGTTCAATAGAAGATACTACTGCATCTAACATAGGAGCAATTCCTGAAAATCCAACGGTTGACACTACGATTCCCAATGTCATCACAAAAAGAAAGTTTTTCAAGACTTGTGCCTCAATACCTCTGTATTATAGCAGGTATCAGGTGCTGTTGAGAGGTATAGTGGACGGTTCAAAAACTGTCACATCGTCATCAGTATTCCGTGAAGATGATCTATTTCGTGTTGAAGTATTCTCGCAGACATCCCTTCATAAGTATCTACACAAGGATGACCTTTAATGTTTCTATATTTTACTACCACAGAATTATATCTTTTCTTTTCTATGAAAGTTCCTGGTATTGATAGGCAACCTTCTTCACCAGATACTATTTCATCCGATGTTGAAATAATTTCTGGATTGATGAATACCTTTGGTTGATTGTCAATTAAAGCAATGACGATTTGTTTTAATATACCACATTGAGGTGCTGCCAATCCAACACCATTATTAGAAATCATTGTATCAATTAATGATACACATAAGTTCTTTACGGAGTCATCAATACTCGCAACCCTCTTGCTTTTTTTGCGAAGAATTCTATTCTCGTCTGTTAGAATATTCAGCATTTGAATGATTCTCTAAACTTCTCAAGTTTCTCTGGTTCTTCAAGAACAGCATTTACACCATATTGCTCTACAAATGCTTCCATAGCAGGGTCATAAGTGGATTCTTCCAAATAAAGTCCACTGATCTTGTCATAAAACTTTTCTACATCTTCTGCGACATAAGCACCAGTATCACTATCTAACTGTTGCTTTGAATAAGTGTATAATGCATCGTGAAGAATCTCAAGCTCTTGTTCTGTGATTTGAAAGGAAACGTTGTAGTTTGACATTTTCTTATTTTTTAGATATTTATTTACTTGATTCCTTCAATAGTTTAATTTTATTAAATTGATCCCTATAAACTACAATACAGACATTTTTTACTTTTTCTTTTGGAAAGGACTTAATACACAATGTTAAGTAGGAATTACCAACAAAATTGATAATTCCCACATAATTATCGTAAATTGCTTCTAGTCCTTCGTGAAATATGGTGCTAGTCACAGGTTTCATCACTCCAGTAATACCTCAGTTTATCACCATTCGCAGAAATATTCAAGTGGTAGATTTTACCATTCTCACCATAAACACCAATCCATAAGGTGCGTTCATTCATACTTTCCAAGTGAAACATCTTCACACCTTCCAGCACAATTTCGTCTGGGTTTTCAGTAAATCTACTCATTTTGGTTCAAAAAATCTAGCATCAGGTCCACAAGAAAAATCAAGGTCTTGCCAATAATGTGCTCTTAACATATCACAAAATCTTTTCTTACGACCTGTTACAAGGTCACTAGTGGTATTTGGACAGGCACATACATCTAAACCATTGTTTCTAAAAAAGATGTGCTCAATCCAATCCTTACGATACCACTTACAATCCTTACAGAGTTTTTTCATTTTACCGTAGTCCTAATAGCAATTTCCATACCTGCCCTGAATGCCTCATCAAGTGCCGATTTCATACAACCAACAGAAACATCATAAAAATCCAAACCATCCATTCCACGGGTTTCAAGGGTTTCAACATTAAACCATTTCTTTGCGATGGTTTCAAGGAGTTGATTGTATTGTTCAGGAATAGTAGTCATTTCAAAATACCAAGAGCATAAAGTTGTCGTTCAATTCGTTGACTTGGGGTTCCAGT